TATAAGTGACCACTCTATCTATATTTGTTGATCCGCTTTTAGGATAAAACCAACTTACTTCTTCATATAAATGATTTAAACCTGCATAAATTTGTTCACCACTATTATAATTTAATCCTAAATTATCTCCTTTATCTGTAAATACAAAATCTTCTACTAAACAAGGAACTGATTTAACAGTACCATCATAAACAAAAAAACCACCTGCTTGACCCATCCACCATACTCTACCATTAACATATTTAATTGCATGTTGACCAATTAGTCCACAATTACTTCCTACTTGTCTTATTGAAAAAGTAAATGGAGGTCCTACAAACTGCATCACATATGCAGAAGAATCAGTAACTATTAAAATATAATCTTTTGCTTTTGCAGCTCCAACAATTGTAGTACCACTATCTAATCTAAATGTACCTGCTGTATTTACTGAAGTTGGTGCATAGTCGGATAAAGTTTCTTGATCACTAAATCTAATAAACATTGGATCTTGAGTTGAAGGAGTTCCAATAGTTGTTTCGGTACCTAATACAATTAAATGTCTATCCCTTTCAGATATAATTGACATAATGGATGCTGTGGGTGCGCCTGATATTACGGTTGCTCTAGTTTCAAGTGCTGTTGCTGATACATTAATTGGATTCCATTCAAAACTTTTTCCATTTTTAACAGTTGCTATTAATTTTTGTCCAAAATGATCTAAAGACCATGAAGCAGGTTCTAATTGTACATTTGATGATAATGAAGCTGCACCCCAAGCTGTTACTGCTTCAACAGAAGCACCGTCAGAATGAGCTGACCTTGTTCCTGCTACATCTCTTGTAATACCCGTTAAACTAGTTGATGTAATCCCTGTATAAGAAATAAATTCTGCTCCTACTTTGATTGTCCCCGTTGTAGCAAAACCAGTGGTTGATACAACATTTATAGTAGTTCCACTCCCTCCTGTTCCATTGGTATCATCTAGAAGTGCACCGTTTAAAGTAGTTATAATTCCTGAATTACCTCCCCATGAAGCTGTTCCCCAACCAAAACCTGCTGCTTGGTTTAGTGGACCTAATTTAATATAAGGATTAATAGTAGCTGCTCCACTAGCAGAGACAGAAACTGCAGCATTGGTTGCCATTGTTATTGTGAAAGCATCATTACTTATAAGACTCACAACTTGAAAACTATTTGTTGTAAAATCTGCATCTACGTAACCAGCTCCAACTGGAGGGGTTACCGAAGTAAATGTAAAATAATCTCCTTCGGCTAAACCATGTGCTATTTTATTAACTGTAACTGTAGGAGATGCATTTACTGTAGTAAAGGTTGCTCCAGTTATTGCAGTGTCTAATGGAGTAATATCATAAAAATCATTTTCGTAATATATAGCTAAAATTTTGTTAGTGCCTATTGCAGCATATCTTCTTCCATCTAAATCAGCCCAAACAAGTTGTTCTCTAACCGCTCCTGCTAGGGTGTTTGAGGTAAGTTGCTCCCAACCGCCTATTTTTTCAGGTAAACCGTATCTAAACCTTACAAAGTCACCATCAGTCCATTGACCTTCTGCGCCTGTTGCAGTTACTTGTTTATTAAATCCTGGTGCTATTTGTACGTTTGTTAATGGCATACAATATTATACCTTAATTATCTTATCTTTTAAATAGTATCAAATTCCAAGATAAATTATCTAGTAATTCATCTATGTTAAAATCTCTCTTATCTGTTGATTTAACATATTCATTTAACTCTTCAGTATCAAATATAACCCACTGATTAATCGTTTCAAAAACCATCTTATCAGATTTTGATTTAAAGTAACCTATCTTTTCAGCTTTATTATTAACTTGCTTTAATGGTCTTATATCAAATTTAAAAGGTTGATTTCCATTTTTAAGTCTACCTTCTACATCCCAAATTTCTTTTTCTTTTTGTTCTGGAGTAGCTAAAATAGGCTCAGATAAAAGCTTTATAAATTTTTTCACGTTTATCTTTTAAACCAAGAAGGAAGTCCTAAATGGAGGCGTTTATCAAACATGTTGTCTTTAGCTCCTGGTGTTTTACGATTATTGTAATGAAGAAATACTTGTACGCATTCTTCACCTTTAAATTTATTTCTCCAATGCTCTAATTCACAACCAGAATATACTAACATATCTCCTTGTTTCAAATCTACTTTAATTCCTTTTTTACCTACTTCTCCTGATGGTTCTAAATATATTGGCCAAGGATCACCGCCTAAATTCATAGTTGTTGATATCTCACAACTAAATCTATCTTTGTGTCTCTTTAATTCATCACCTTTTTTATATATTCTAGCATAAGTATATGCAGGATATAATTTAAGACCTGTTACTTCTTCCATCTTAGGTTGACATTTAAGTAATAATGTTTCCATAGCAATATTAGAATATTGACTATAAGTTTCTGGTATCTGTTCATCTCTACCTTCGTAGTGACCTATAATGTTTTCAAATGGTGAAATATATCTTTGTGCTCTACAAGTATCATAGACTTGCTTTTGCATACAAAAATAATTTGCAACAAAAGAAGCTAAATCTTTTGATATAGCTTGACGGATAATTGTATATTTATTTTTTTTAAAACTCATATTAAAAATAATTAAAATTAATTGTCACTCTTCTTTTTTGATTATTACAGATAGAACTCGAATGTTTTTTGCTAGGATCAAAAAAAACAACTCTATTTTCTTTAGGTAAAACTTTTTTGTTATCAAAATAAGTTTCTCCATTATTGTCGTTTACATAAAATAGACAACCTTTATGTTTGTATTTATAATCATAATGATCTTTGTTTTTTCTTTTTTCTTTTTCTCCTACATATAAATTTCCTTTTATTCTTAATAAAGAGTTACATTCTATTTTTTTTAGAAAATTTTCAAATAAATAAAAATAATGACTTATTTTATCTGGTGTATTATAAAATAAATGAGTAAAATAAAAATTATTAATGTCTTTTTCATCTGTTATATAATCACTAAAATACCATGGAAAATTGTCACTCATTAAAATTTTTTGTAAATTATTAAATTCTTCTTTATCTAAAAAATTATCAACTATTTTCACTTATTAAAAACTCCTTTAGGTATTGCTTGTATGTTCCAGTGTATAAATCTAAAGGGTTCTATTCCATAATCTACTGCAAATTCATGTTCTAAATATCCTGGAAATATAATTAATGTTCCTGGTTTAGGATGATAATTAATTGTTTCAGTTGCAAAACTAATTTTATTACTAGGTTTCATTTTTAATTTAGTAGCACGAGCACCTGTTCTGGGGTCATGAAATATTGGATAAGAAGTTTTATCAGAACATTTTAAAAAATAAAATCCTGATACGTGTTGATTCCAATGAATATGTGCTGAATGATGACCACCACCTTTTTTAGCAAACTCTTGTACCCATAATTCAGAAAACATAGTTGTATATTGTTGCATATCAAAACCTTGCCAATCTAAAAACTCCCAAGATTTTTGACCTACATAATTTCTAAAATCTAAAAAATCATTATCAAAAGTTAAAGGTGTGGAGTGGTAAGAAGTTCCAAAATCTCCAAATTTATCAATATGTTTTTTTAAATTTTTTCTTGAATCTTTAATATATTTATTAGAGGCTTTGTTTAAAGATTTTATAAATTCAGGTTTGTGTTGTACCCAAATAGGTGTTTGAAAATAATTATAATTAAAAGTTTTCATTAAACAAACGGATATCCTAAATTCCACATTACTAAAGAATATCTTGTCCCTTCTGTTACAGGTTTTACTCTATGCCACATAAAAGAAGGAAATACAATAATAGATCCTTTTGGTAGTATTTCTTTACATTGAATTTTGTGTTTAGACTCATCTCGCATATGTGGATCATAGTTTCTAAAATCAAATTCTAATTCTCCACCTCTATATTCTGAACCATCTGTTAACTGACAAGTCATAGATAGTTTTCTAATTTTACCATGCTCAGGTGTATTTTGTCTATCATAAGGTTTATCCCAGCTATCACAATGCCAATCATAGTATTGGCCTAATTTATATTTTGTAAACTGTACTGATTCAGAAAAATCCCATTGAAAATCCCATCCTGCTTTTTTATTTGCTTCTTCTATATAAGGTTGAATTTCTTTATATATCCAATTTTCTTTTAACCAAACTAAATCTGATTTTCTTTTTCTTTGAATATTTTTAACATCTTCTTTTGATAATTCTTTTTTGTCAAATCCACCTGTTCTTGCCATACTTTCTTTTTGTTGATTAGCATAAGCTATTACGTCATCACAAAATTTAGGTGTTAAAGCTGATTGAAAATACCAATAATTATGAAGTAAATTCATTTTCACTTTCTCGATAATTTATTTTAAGTAAAAAATTAAAACTCTCTTTTTGTTTATTATTTATAAAATACATATTTGAAGAAGGGAAAATAATAAATTTATTGCTAGTAAGATCAATACTATGATATTGTTGTTTATTTCTATTATCGTCATAAAGAATTGTTACAACGCAATTTGATGTATTTACTCCATATAACATAGTGTAATCGACAGAATCTTTTAAAGACCTAAAGTCAATATCCATACAAGGATTTGTAGTTTCTTCAGTTTTATATAAAAATCCTTTTACTGTTTTATTAATAACGGATATTTCATATTTTGCTTTTAGATATTCTATTATGTAATTATTAATTTTATGAAAATTTTTTGAAATAGGAAATTTATTTTGAATACTAGCAGTTAATATATCTATTGCTAATTGAGACCTATTTACTTCAAAATTTTTTGGCATTTTAATATCACCAAAATACAAAGCTTGTTCTGTCAATACTTTCTTTTCCATAAAGAAGTAATTTTATAAACTATTTTTTATAAAAAGTAAACTATGTTTTAAGAACCCAAGCAGAACCATTCCAATCATACTTAGTTAAAGGTTCTGCATTATCGTTAGATTTAGACATTTCCCAACCTTTTGTATTATCTGATTGATAAAGGTCTTCATTCCAATTAATTCTATAACCAACTTCAGAATCACCAGATCCTTCAGAAGTAATTGAAGGATATGCAATAGGTGCTTGCCATTTAGCACCTGAAATATTTTTTGTCCAAGAATTATGAGGTTTTTTATTCCAAAAAATATTATTTGTAGAATCATAAGTACCACCAATTGAAGCATAATTACCTCTAAAAGCTGTTCCACTTTCTACATGTTGATTTTCTTTTGTGTTATAAGAAGTTTTAATCCATTTATTTGCTGGCCAATTATTATGTGTTTCTAAATAATTTTGACCTACTGATTCTGTTTCAATGCCCTCTGAGTTTTCTATTTTAGAGTTTTCTATATAAAGAATATCTAAAACTAATCCATTGTCATCTATTTTAGCAAAGTGTGCCATATTATTTTATTTCCTTCATTATTGAAATTTATACCTTATTACGACTTTTCCAGAACCACCGTTTCCACCAACAGATCCTCCTGCTGCTCCACCGCCGCCGCCTCCACCGCCGCCACGGTTTGTTGCTCCGTTTCCTCCAGGTGTTGGTGCAAAAGGACTACCTTGTCCTCCAGATCCACATGGACTTCCAGGTCCACCAGTTGATCCGTCAGCTCCTCCTCCGCCACCACCAGAATATCCTACAGGTGATGTTGTAATAGATGAAGTTGCGCCTACTCCTCCGGCTCCTCCATCAGCTCCAGATCCATTAGATCCACCATTACCAGCTCCACCGCCACCTCCGCCACCGAGAGGTGCGCCATTTCCACCGTTTTTTCCTTGAGCGGGTGATACTGGAGGTTGATTACCAGTTCCTTTAGGTCCTCCTGGATAAGCTCCGCCACCTCCAGATCCTCCTGGACCTCCTGGTGTAGATACTTCTCCACTTCCACCTTGTCCACCACCTGTTGATGTTATTGATGAAAATATAGAATTACCACCTTGACTTGCTCTTCCACTTGAAACACCATTTCCTCCACCGCCAACAGATATAGGATAACCTTGTACTGAAACAGGTAAAGCTGAAACACATCCTGTAGGACCTCCAGCAGGATAACCTCCAGAAGCTGAACCGTCAGATGCTCTAAAACCTCCTCCTCCGCCGCCTCCAGCATTATTAAAACCTGCTCCACCACCTCCAGCGACTACCATATAATCAACTGAAGTTGAACCAGCTGGATTACCTGCACATGTAACAGTGAAAGTACCAGGACTATTAAATACGTGAATTTTGTAATCTCCAGAAGTAGTTATAGATCCACCTGTTGCTGTAACAAATGCGGCATTAGTAGCGCCTCTAAATTGACCCATAGCTATTTGACCTGAACTTGGTATAGGGCCATTTGGAGCAGGAGATCCTGCTGGAACTAAAGGTCCACCAGAATAATATTCTGTAAGCTCTATTGGATTAGATCCACCAAACTCTGCTTGAATGTCTGATAATTTAGGGTTACTAGGAACAGCCATTATTTATTTTCCTTATTTAATTTTTCTACTTTGTCTGATAATACTTTGACTGCTTCAATTAGTAAACATGTAAGTCTATCATATTTTACAGCTTTAATTCCATCTTTTCTTTGAGCAACAGCTTCGGGTAAAACTTTTTCTACTTCTTGCGCAATTACACCTACATCTTTTTTTCTAACAAAATAACCATCTTCACCACCCCGTTTATCCATATACTCTTTTTTCCAATCAAATAAAACTCCATTTAATTTTTTTAAAGCTTCTAATGGATCTGGTATATTAACAATATTTTCTTTAAGTGCAATATCAGAAGAATAAAAAGCAGTTACATCATTTGTTGCTCTTATCTCACCTGTAGTTCCTGAAGCTGCGGTCCCTACACCAAGGGAATCAACTTGGGTATCTTCAAACTCTACGTTATCTGCTGTACCTAGTCCTAAAGAAGTTCTTGCTGTAGCACCTGACTCAGCAACAAAATTACTTCCATCTCCTACAATAAAATTTCCGTCTGTATTAGCTACGTCTGCTAAGTCTTGTAAATTTTGTGTATTATTTATTACTTCAACAACATTAGTTCCGTCAGAATACAATATTGCTGTAGTTTTTTCAGTTGCTCCAAAAGTAAAACCTGTTCCAGAAGTGGTTTTAACAGTTACCGTGTGAGCACCTATAGTAGCATTTTGTATAATATAAGTTTTTTCTATTCCATCTGGAATTACTACATTTTTATTTCCAGAAATAGTTCCAGTTAATTTTATTACTTGATTTTTACCGTTTGATAAAACACCATTTGAAAAGGTTAAAGTTGCTGCTGCAGTAATTCCAACTGCATCATATCCACCAATTGCTTGCTCAAGAATTAGTAAATTAGTATTTGTAATCTGTCCCCAAGTTCCTGAATTTTCTCCAGTCGCTTGAACCGTTAATTTTAAATTAGCTGATGTTGAATTTGCCATATTTTAAATTCCTTAATATTTTATTATATTTATATTTTTCATGTAAATCAAGCTACTTCTTTCCAACCTGGAGGATCTATAGGTGC